GACGAACTCCTTGAGAGCTCCATTTCAGCCTCCATCTTATGGTATTTGATAGATATCATATTGGGTAACATCAGCCCTGCAAATATTCGATCTGCTCGGCTGGATGACACGTAAACCTGGTTTACGATGGTAGTTTGTTATATGAAAATGGCTTCGTCTGGTAATTGATATATGACTCCCAAAAGGGGTCTTATGTCTTGTCCTTCCGCCCCCCATTCTTGGGGATTGAGAACTAACTTAGTCCTCCCACAGATCTGTATCATCTTTCTGGGGTCGATAGGTTCCAAAGGTCGCGAGAATCCTTTTCGGATTCTCTGCGGGCTCGATTATATAATATTTTCCATGCTTTCCTAATATAGGTGGGAGCTTTATTGCTCTTTCCCTTGTTGGAAGGTTCATGATATCGAGTTCTTCAGTTTTTGAGACAAGATTGCATCTTGATGCTTTCTTCCAAATATTTTCCATATCACGTAATTTGTGACTATGGGATTCTTTGGTATCGAGTAGTTGTTTGATATGCTTAAGCCTAAATATGGCTTCCATACACAACCTACCCATGATAGTCTCCTCATCGACAAAGTGTTTTCCAGATTTTTCTGTTGTAAACTCTGTTGAGTAGTTGACCTTAGGAAAAACGGGTAGTCTGCTTTGTGCATACTGCCATGTTTTCCATGCGGTTTTCATTCCTGATTTCTTTGGGATTGGAAATCGCTCCGGGTTATTATAGATTACTGCTGCTGTCTTAAGATCTTGCTTTGAAGGCTGCTTCCCATATCCTATTGGGAGGCCTAGGCCCCCAAGATGTTCCGGCAGGAACCAAGGTATTCTTGCTTCAGACAGCTTGTCCCAATTCAATTTGAGGTACATTTTATATACCCTCGAGGCATCTTGTGGATCGCATGATGTGACAGCGTATGTCGCATTTGCTCCCATGCTCTGAAGGGTACCCCAATCTTGTTTTAGGCTACAGTATTCCATTTTTGACCCACCAACTGATCTTTTAATACCTTTTACTATAGCAAGGTTTATGTGAGGTTGGTGAACATATATTTGCTGCTTCGGATCGTATAAGAATCTTGTCGAGTTCATGTTACAGAAGCGTTCTGAATAGAACGTCTTTCCGACGGAACTCTTCAATCCGAAGTATGAACAGATCTCTTTCCATGCGTGATATCCCCTCTGATTTAATCTTGAGAGGTTATCATCGCCGTTAATGGAGATCTTGGCCGTGGCTGCTGTGAGATTTCTTCCCACAGAGATTTCTCTTGCCCACGTGCAAATGGTTATGTTTGCTATACATAGGAATATGAAGCTAATTACAGCACCCATTAGTTGACCATTCTTTTGAGGTTTTGATGGCCCCCCATCGGGGTCGTCGATCATATGTCCTGTTAGCGATCGGAGAAATAACTCACGGAATCCTTCAGGAAATTCCACTGTTTTACATAGTTCGTCAGCAATTACTTCACTGACCCAAGAGTAGATCTCATTTGTGGCTGATTTATAATCGCCACTGCAGAATTTTTCCCCTTCTCTCAAGTTTCCAATTTGAGTTTTAAGGATTTCTGCTGAGATTTCTTCCCCTATTAGTAAACATGTTGGATGATTCCTTAGGATTCTGTGAGCCCATTTTTGAAAGTACTTTAAGCAGAATTGAGTCATTGGGGGATGTTTGCTGATTACTCGGACTTTAAGTGCCTCTGAGAGAGTGACTAATTCAACATTATTAGTCCTTTCCTCTTCTAGAGCTATCTTCAGTGACCTTTCGAATAGGACGAGACATCGATCTATTAGTTGTTCATCATGAACTTCTAATATCGGTTCTCCTCCTAAGGTTCTGAGAGAAATCTTCACTAAGTCCTCATCAGTTTTTAATCCTTGAAGGATTTCGGGATGTTCAAATATGGCACCCACTACTCCTCCTCCACTTCTCGATTTATTGTAATTTGCTTTTGTACTTGGGAACGTTGGTTCAATGATGTCTTCGATTCCGAATGTTTTCCCTTGAAAGATTTCTCGGGTTATACGACGGAGTTGTTTCTCTGCCGTCTGTCTGTTAAGGACAGTCTCGATTTCGAAGTCCATATCTTCCTGTTCCTCCCAGTTTACAAGCTGTATTCCATTCAGCCTGTATGTCTTCTGAATTCTTTCGGTTGTAAGTGCCTGGAAGGTCTCACGACCAACCTTGCTCTTCTCTTTCTCTCCTGGCCTAAACATTCCCCCTTTCGATTGCAGTATACTATAGGCAATTGATCGGGCGCGTTCAGGATTCCTTTTGAGATCGAGTTGAAATTTTTCAAGCAACCGTCCTCCAAAAAGGATTTCAGGAGTATCTACTTCTTTGAGCTTTTCTGGTTGGTTTGGCATTTCCACGCCTTCGGCGTGTGCATAGAATGCAGCAAGTTTGTACTTGTAGAAAGCCATCCATTCTCCATCCATTAACTCTATGCATCTTCTATGATGCTTAATGGTTGGTTCGGAGTTATATCCGTTCAGATCATATCCACTCATTTCGAGTATGCTCAAAATTGCGGTTACGTTCTCTCTTACGATGTTTGACTCATAGTCAGCATCGGGGGGTTTACACCTCCCACCATGGGCGGGTTTGTCCTTG